AAACAGCAACAATTACTGGTATATCATCAACTGCTGGTATTTTAGTTGGTCAAAATATTACCGCAACTGCTGGCACTGGTTCTTTGTTTGGTGGTTCTCCTACTAGTGTATTAGTCGCAAGCATTGTTTCTGGAACTAGCATTACCGTAACAGTTACTGGTGGAACTACACCAACTGTTGGTACTATTACTGCTATTACTATTCTTGGATTCTTACAAGTTCCAACTGGAACTACTGCTCAACGACCATATGTACCAGCAAATGGTATGATTCGCTACAATACTACTCAATCTACATTTGAGGGCTATTCTTCTGCTGCTTGGTCATCTCTTGGTGGTGTTAAATCCGTTGATGGGTTTACTTTTATTCAAGCAGAAACATCTGCTGGTAACTCAAATGGTGACTTAGATTTCTACGCTGAGGATGGTGCAGGAACTGCAGCTACTCAAGTTGGTCAGTGGAACAGAACTAATCTTAAAGATTATACTGGTACGCTAGTTGGAACACAAACAACACAGAATGTGTTTAACACTACAGCAACAACTGTTAATGCTTTCGGTGCAGCAACTACTATTTCTATCGGTGCTGCAACTGGCACGCTAACAATCAATAATGCAAATACAGTTATTACTGGTAACTTAACTGTAAACGGCACAACTACTACTGTAAATTCAACCACTGTTGAAATTCAAAATGCCTTTGTGTTCGAAGGTGCTACTGCTGATGGCTTCGAAACAACATTATCTACAGTAGATCCTACTGCAGACAGATCAATACTTTTACCAAATGCCAGCGATACTTTGGTTGGTAAAGCAACGACTGATACGCTAACAAACAAATCTATTAGTTTAACAAACAATACAGTTACATTTACTTCATTAGAATTAAAGACTGGTTGCTCCGATGAAACTGGTTCTGGTGCTTTAGTATTTGCTACTAGCCCAACACTAACAACTCCAGTTCTTGGAACTCCATCTTCTGGAACATTAACAAGTTGTACTGGTCTACCAGTATCGACTGGTATCTCTGGATTAGGCACTGGTGTTGCCACTTTCTTAGCTACACCTTCTTCCGCCAATTTAATCTCTGCCATTACAGACGAGACTGGTACTGGCGCATTAGTATTTGCCAGTACACCCACCTTAGTGACTCCAGTTCTTGGTGCTGCAACAGGAACTTCTATAGTTCTTAGTGCTGGTGCACAAAGTTCATCACTAGGTGTTGGAACTGCTGCATCTGGTACTGCTGGAGAAATTCGTGCAACAAACGCAATTACTTCTTTCTACTCTGATGATCGTCTAAAAACTAAAACTGGTAATATTCAGAATGCTCTTGAGAAAGTTCTTTCTCTTGATGGCTTTCATTACCATGCAAACGAAACTGCAGTAGCATTGGGTTATGATGCATCTGAACAACATGTCGGTTTATCTGCTCAGCAAGTTCAAGCAGTTCTACCAGAAGTTGTTGTACCTGCTCCAATCGATCCGCAGTATATGACTCTACACTACGAGCGAATTGTTCCATTATTAGTTGAAGCGATTAAAGAGCAACAAAAACAAATTGAAGAACTTAAAGCAAAGTTAGGTAACTAAAATGGCTGCTGTCTCTACCAGAACTGGATTAAAAGAATATGCATTAAGAGCATTGGGTGCACCAGTGCTTGAGATTAATGTGGACGATGATCAAATCGAAGACCGCATTGATGAAGCATTAGACTACTGGAAACTATATCACTATGAAGGTGTGGAGCAAATCTATCTTAAACAATTGATTCGTGCTTCTGAGATAACTCTTTCTGCTTCTGTGGCAACTACCTTTGCTATTGCTGAAGTTATTACTGGAGCAACGAGTGGTGCAACTGCTGAAGTTTGCCGAGAATCTCAAAGATCTTCTTCAGGTACTTTATTGTTAGTTAGAAATGTTGTTGGTACATTTACTGCAGGTGAGGCTATTACTGGTTCAGCAGGACATAATGCAACGCTGTCTTCTATCACACTCCGTGAATACGATAATCGTTATGTTGAAATTCCAGACTATGTTTGGGGTGTTACTCAAATTATATCTGCAGGACAAGCATCTTCTTCAAAGAACATCTTCGACTTGCAATACCAATTAAGATTAAATGACTTGTATGATTTAACATCTACTTCATTAATCTATTACAAAACAGTGATGTCGCATTTGGCATTGCTAGACTTTGAATTAAATGGACATCAAAGATTTAGATTTAATCGTTTGAATGGTCGTTTATACCTAGATGCAAACTGGGCAACAGACTTTATTCTTGGCGATTATATTATCGTTCAAGCGTATCGTGCGATGGATCCAACAACATGGTCTAAGATTTATAACGAGCCATGGTTAAAACATTATACCACAGCATTGTTTAAGAAACAATGGGCGACTAACATTAAGAAATTCTCTGGTATTCAACTTCCAGGTGGTGTAACTTTGGATGGTGATAAACTTTACGATGAAGCTACTACAGAAATTAAAGAACTGGAAGACGAACTACAGAATAAGTCAGCACCCCTAGATTTCTTCATGGGATAATAGATGCCTACTAATGTTTATTTTACTCATGGTACAAAGAATGAGCAGTACCTAATTGAGGATCTTATTATCGAATCTCTTAAGATTTACGGTAATGAGTTTATGTACATCCCAAGAACATTAGTTTCTAAAGATGAGATTCTTGGTGAGGATCGTTTAAGTAAATTTACATCTTCGTTTCCAATTGAGATGTACTTTGAGAATGTAGACTCACTTGATGGACAAGGTGCATTTATTCAAAAGTTTGGTCTGATGATGGAACAATCAGCTACATTGGTAGTTGCTCGTCGTAGATGGGATCAGTTGGTTGGTCGTTATGGACAAACAATTATTCCTACTCGTCCATGCGAAGGTGATTTAATTTACTTTCCATTGACTAAGGGTTTGTTTGAAATTAAGTTTGTAAAACATCAAGATCCATTTTATCAGCTTGGTAAACTATATGTGTTTAAGTTACAAGTTGAACTGTTCCAGTATGCTTCTGAGAAGATCGATACTGGCATCTCAGAGATTGATGCGTTTGAAACTCTCAAAACATTCACTACAAATACCACAAGATCTCCAAATGGAGAAGTCACTTCTATTACAGTAACTGCTGCTGGTTCTGGATATACATCTGTGCCAACAGTGGTAATTACAAGTTCAACTGGATATGGTGCGACAGCAACAGCTGTTCGTGGTACTGGTGCTAATGCTAATAAAATTATTCGTGTGGATATAACTAATTCTGGACAACAGTATCAAACTGCTCCAGTTATATCATTTACTGGTGGTGCTGGTGCTGGTGCTACAGCCACTTCTTCTATTGATATCAATATTGACTCGCCAAACTCGTTTGGTGATAATAATAAATTTAAAACAGAAGCACAGGATGTATTGTTTAGCGTAACAAACCCATTCGGCGAAATTGACACAGAGAATAACCCATAATGTTAAACAGTAATGTATACTACCACGGAATCATTCGCAAGTGCATCGTAGGATTCGGTTCACTATTCAGTGACATCTATATCGATCGTCGTGAGGGTGATTCTGTAACTGGTACTGTTATCCAAAGATTACAAGTGCCTCTTGCTTACGCTCCAAAAGAAAAATGGATTGTTCGTTTAGAACAAGATCCAACTTTAGAAAATAATGTTTACACAACTCTTCCAAGAATGTCATTTGAGATTATTGGATACAACTACGATCCTCAAAGAAAAGTAAATCGTATGCAACAGTTGAAGTGTGGAGATGGTACTGGTGCAGTATCAACCATGTATACTCCTGTTCCATACAACTTAGATCTTTCTTTATACATCCTCACAAAAACTCAAGAAGATGGTCTTCAAATTATCGAACAAATCCTTCCTACATTTACACCTGAGTATACATTATCAATTAATGTAGTTCCAGACATGAGTGTTAAAATTGATGTGCCTATTATTTTAAATAGCGTATCAGTTCAAGACGACTATGATGGCGATTTCCAAATGCGAAGATTTGTGACACATAGTCTTAACTTCCAAATGAAGATGAATCTGTTTGGACCAATCTCTGGTAGAAATGTTATTGATACTGTCTATGCTAATATTGGTGAGAACGAAGACTTTACTAATGCAAACAGAATTTATACTGCAGAAGGTGATGTTACTACTGCAACTGTTGATACGGAGAGTTGGTTGGACGGATTTTAATTATGGCTCAAGTATATAATTCGAATTCGAACTTAAAAGCTGCTGGTGTTACTGTTGACTTTACACCTGATGATGTAAAAGAGTACATGAAGTGTGCTGCAGATCCGATATACTTTATCGAGACCTACTGCTACATTGTTACGCTGGATCATGGTTTACAATTGTTTAAATTATATGATTGCCAAAAGAACAAATTAAATGTAATCCATAATAATCGTCGTGTGATTCTTATGGAAGGTCGTCAGCAAGGTAAGACAACTACCTCTGCAGCTTACATTCTTTGGTACACGATTTTCCAAGCCAACAAAACTGTGGCTATCCTTGCGAACAAAGCAACTGCTGCAAGAGAAGTTTTAGATCGTTATCAAACAATGTATGAGTTGCTACCAAAGTGGATGCAACAAGGTGTCACTACTTGGAACAAAGGTGACATTGAACTAGAGAATGGTTCAAAGGTATTCACTGCTGCAACAGGTAAGTCTGGTATTCGTGGTAAATCTGTAAACATGTTGTATGTTGACGAAGCAGCGATTATTCCAAACAATGTGGCAGAAGAATTCTTTACTTCAGTTTACCCTACGATTTCCGCTGGTCAGACTACTAAGATTCTACTGTCATCAACTCCACTAGGTTACAATCACTTCTGGAAGTTTTGGACAGATGCTGAAAAAGGTAGAAATGGATTTGTTAATCTATTCATTCCTTACTGGGAAATTCCAGGTCGTGACGAAGTATGGGCTGCAGAACAAAAAGCGCAGCTGGGGGAACTTAAATTTACTCAAGAGGTTCTTTGTAACTTCTTAGGTTCTTCTCTCACTCTAGTTAGAGCAGATGCTATTTCTAGAATGAGTCCTGATGTTATCGTCTATCAGAAAGATGGGTTAGATGTGTATGTAAACCCACAAGCTGGTCATAGTTATTGTATGGTCTGTGATGTGGCAAAAGGTGTTGGTGGGGATTATTCAGCATTCCAAGTTATTGATATTACAGAGGTTCCATATAGAATCGTTGCAAAGTATCGTAATAATGAAATCAGTCCGTTGTTGTATCCAAATGTGATTTATAAAGTTGGAACAGACTACAACCAAGCATGGGTATTATTGGAAATTAACATCTCAGAACAGGTTGCTCACATCCTATACTCTGAGATGGAATACGAAAATATATTGATGGTTACAAGACACGCTTTGGGACAAACTGTCTCAGGTGGTTTTGGTGGAGGTAAAACACAGTTAGGTGTCAATACCGATAAAAAGATTAAACGAATTGGGTGTCATAATTTTAAAGCACTCGTTGAGGAAAACAAACTTATTATAAATGATGCTGATACGATCTCTGAAATCTCGACTTTTATTGAGAAGAAGGGTTCATATGAGGCTGATGAAGGTTATCATGATGACTTGGTAATGCCTCTGGTACTGTTCGGATGGCTTACAACTAACAGTTATTTCAAAGACCTAAATAATGTTAATCTACGAAACATAATGTACGCTAAGCAAATGCTGGCGATCGAAGAAGAATTAACACCATTCGGATTCTATGAAGATGGGAAACCTGAAAAGGCTCCATTAAACTTCTAGAAATCGTGTAAAAACTAAATAAAATGTAGACATGAAATTGTCTAGGTAAACTTATTAACAAGGAGAAACACAATGCCGTTCCAATTATCTCCAGGCGTTGCAGTCGTAGAAAAAGATTTCACTTCTATCGTTCCAGCAGTATCATCATCTATTGGTGCTTTTGCTGGAGTATTTCCATGGGGTCCAGTACTGGAACCTGTGACAATTAGCTCGGAGAACGATTTAGTTCGTCGCTTCGGTAAGCCAAACGATAGCAATTTCCAAACCTTTTTTACAGCTGCGAACTTCCTATCTTATACAAATAATCTATTACTAGTTCGTGCAGACGCTGGATCTTTGAATGCGGTTGCAACTACAACTGGCGGTCTTGGTACTGTCGCTGTAGCTACTGGCGGTGCTGGTTCTGGTTATTCTTCTACTGCAGCTGCACCTGCTGTCACAGTTGGTGCTCCTGATATTGCTGGTGGCACCCAAGCTGCTGTTACAGTAACTCTTTCTGGTGGTGCCATTACTGCTATTGCGGTTTCTTCTGGTGGTTCTGGTTATGCTACTGCTCCGTCAGTAACTCTTTCTGCTCCATCTGGTGGTTCTGGTGCAACATTTACTGCAGTATTGTCAGCACCAACTCTTGCTGGTGTCGCCATTTCTGGAACTGGTGGTCAATTTACTTGTACTGCAGCTACTTTGGTAGTTGGTAGCACAATTAATATTACTGGTACTCTTGGTGGTACTGGTACTATCACTAGTTATGCAACTGGTACTACATACAAAGTTTCTGCCATTACTGGTTCTGGTTCTTCTGTAACAGGATTTACTTTAACTACTACTGCTGATGTTGCGATTGTTACTACTGCAGGCACTCCAACTGGCTTAACATACTCAGTAACATCAAATCAATCAGTTGCTTCTGTAACAGTTGATACTGGTGGTACAGGATTCAAAGGTACTGTTACTGCTTCTTTCTCAGCTGGTAATGCTACTGCTGGTTCAGTTACTGTGGCTTCATCAAGTATCACTGCTGCAACAATTACTACTCCAGGTTCTGGATATTCTACTGCGCCAACTATAACTGTTGCTGCTCCTCCATCTGGAACTACTGCTACATTAACTAATACCATTTCAGTTGCTGGTTTAAAAATTATCAATGGTGAAACATACAATACCACTTATGTAAATGGTGCTGGTATTGTTGGATCTTTTGCTGCAAAATATCCAGGAACACTTGGTAACTCTTTAAAAGTTGCTGTATGTGACTCTGCTGGATTTAGTGCTTGGACATACAAAGATGAATTTGATGCTGCTCCAGCAACTTCTACATACGCTACTAGCGTTGGTGGTACTCAAGACGAAATGCACATTGTCGTTGTTGATGAAGATGGCGCATGGTCTGGCACGCAAGGTACTATCTTAGAAAAATTTGCTTTTGTTTCTAAAGCATCCGATGCTAAGAAATCTGATGGTACTAATAACTACTATAAAAGCGTATTAAATTCTCGTTCAGAGTACATCTACTGGATGGATCATCCTACTGGTGTTACTGGTACTACTGCTTGGGGTTCTGCTGCAGCTGGCGCAACATTTAAAACACTAACTGCTGTTCTGTCAATTTCTCTAGATGGTGGTACTGATGATTTTGTAGCAACTGATGGTGAACTACAATCTGCATATGCATTGTTTGCTAATGCTGAACAGTTTGATATTAGTCTAATTATGGCTGGTAAAGCAACTGCTGCAACAGCAACATACATTATCAATAACATCTGCGAAACTCGTTTAGATTGCGTAGCGTTTGTATCTCCACAGAGCACTTCTACTGCCGAACCAATCATTGGTTCTACTTCTACTGAACAAAATGCAATAATTGCATACCGTGGTGCATTGCCATCTACTTCTTATGCGGTTCTTGATTCTGGTTACAAGTATCAATATGATCGTTACAATGACCAATACCGTTATGTACCATTGAATGGTGACATTGCTGGTCTATGTGCTCGTACTGACTACACTAACGATCCTTGGTTCTCTCCAGGTGGTCTAAATCGTGGTCAAATTAAGAATGTTGTTAAGTTGGCATTCAATCCAAGCAAAACACAAAGAGATATGCTTTACAAGTCTGGTATTAATCCTGTGGTTACATTCCCAGGAGAAGGTACTGTCATGTTTGGTGATAAGACTCTCTTGGCTAAACCAAGTGCGTTTGATCGTATTAATGTTCGTCGCCTATTCATTGTTATGGAAAAAGCGATTGCCACTGCTGCAAAATTCCAGTTGTTTGAATTCAACGATGGATTTACTCGTGCACAGTTTAAGAACTTAGTCGAGCCATTCCTCCGTGATGTCCAAGGTCGTCGTGGTATTACTGATTTCGTTGTTAAGTGCGATGAATCTAACAACACAGGTGAAGTTATCGATCGTAACGAATTCGTTGCTGATATCTTCGTTAAGCCAAATCGTTCTATCAACTTTATCACTCTCAATTTCGTTGCTGCTCGTTCTGCGATTAACTTCTCAGAAATCGGTGCGTAATTCAAGATAAATAGATAAGAACATAAGGAGAATTAAATGGCAAATATTGCTGATTTCAAAGCGCAGATGATCGGTGGCGGTGCTCGCCCAAATCAATTCCGTGTTGAATTAACATTCCCGTCATATGTTACATTGGGTGTAGTTGCAGGACAAAGAGCGCAGTTTTTATGTAAAGCTGCTCAATTACCTGCATCCACTATCGAGACTCTACCAGTCTTGTATCGTGGTCGCCCAGTTAACTTTGCTGGTGAAAGAACATTCCAACCATGGACTGTAACAATTTACAACGATACTACTTTTGGTATTCGTAATGCACTAGAGCAATGGCAATCTGGTATCCAGAATTACAATACAACTAATGGTCGTACTAATCCTACTGACTACCAAGTTGACTTGAATGTTCACCAGTTAGACCGCAATGGTGCAATTATCAAGAGTTATAAATTTGTTGATGCATTCCCAACAACAATTTCCGCAATCGGTTTAGATTACGAGCAACAAAATGCAATTGAACAGTTTGATGTAGAGTTCCAATACAACTTCTTTACATCAGCTACTGGTGCAGCTGCTGGCTTTGGTGTCAATGTTTCTGTTGATACTCCAGTTGGTAGTTTCCCACTTTAATAATTAACTGAAGGTTATTACATAATGCAGATTTTTGGATTTGAGATAAAGCGTAAGGATGGAGAGCAATTACCGAGTGTAGTTCCTCCAAGTCCAAATGATTCAGGAGCAACCGTAGTAAACACTGGTGTAAATGCTGGTGGATACTACGGTATGGTCATGGATCTTGAGGGTGTTATCAAGAACGAAAATGATTTGATCCGTCGCTACCGTGAGGTGGCACAGTATAGTGATTGTGATGGAGCGATCGAAGACATTGTTAACGAAGCGATTGTAGCTGATGAAAGCCACAAATCTGTTGAGATTGTTCTTGATGAAGTTAAAGTTTCAGAAAATATTAAAACTAAAATTCGTGAAGAATTTTATAATGTACTCCGCATATTAAAGTTTGATGAAAGAGCACATGAAACATTTCGTGCTTGGTATATTGACGGAAGATTATATTATCAAATTCTTATCGATGAAACAAGAGTTAAAGACGGTATTCAAGAATTAAGATACATCGATCCTCGTAAGATTCGTCGTATTAAGAATATCAAAAAAGAAAGAACACCACAAGGTGTTGAAGTTGTAAAAGAAGTAGAAGAATATTATCTTTACAATGATAAAGGAATTACAGAGCAAACAACACATGGTGTTAAACTGGCTCTTGATTCAGTGGTTTATGTACCATCAGGATATGTAGATCCAAATACTGGTATGGCAATGTCTTATCTTCATAAGGCAATTAAACCAGTGAATCAATTAAT